ATGTAGCTGTACCTGATACTGCTGCCTGGTTGTATGTTTCTTCTGTGGCTGCTAATGAACGTAAGGAACCAAGAACTTCTTGATCGATTTCTGCAGTAATCTCTTGTGCTAATGCTGCCATGATTTCTGCTTCAACATCAATACCGTGCATTGATTGTGCGTCTTGAGCTGCTTCAAAAGTCCAACGTGCTTGTAACTTACGTGTCTTTGCTTCGACAGGTTGCTTCAAGATTTGGATTGAAAGTGCGTTTCCGCCTACACCTTCTTTTGCTGCTGTAACATCTGCTTTACCTGTTGTGGTAGAACCTGAATATGCAGTTGCAATTTTGAATGGTGATAATGCTTCATCACCCGCTGTTGTGTCTGTGTCAAATGGTGCACTCGCTGTGGAGTTTACACTGTCTGCATAACGAACACGTAGAGTGTGAATTTGTCCAACTGGACCTTGCATTGGTTGTACACCAACAATTTCATTTGCAATGACTGTTGGCATTACACGTCTAATCACTGGAAGGATTACACGGTTTAGTGTTGCTACGTTACCTGCGGCTGAAGCACCAGTTGTTGCTGCCTCTTGTAAGTATCGCTTTGTGTTTTCTAACACAACACTCATGCTATTACGACGGTTACCTTCAAGACCTTCAAGAAGTGCATCTTTGGTATCGCCCCAACGGCTTTCTAATAGTACGTCTGACATTTAAGTCTCCTCTATAGTACTTTATTTCAAACCTGCAAGTTTACGGATATCAACGATATTACTATCTTCTTCCTTAACTTCTGCGGCTTGAGGGTTTGGTTGTTTATCTCCAGTTTTTACTGAACGATTTTCTTTTATAATAGATTTTTTACTTTCTTTTACAATTTTCTTTCCGTCTAGTACTGCTGGTAGATAACGGTCGAAAGCAGTCTTCAGTTTTGAAGTCTGTACACTTTCTAATAGGTCAGTCATAATGCCTGCCTTATCTTTATTGAGTGGTTTAAGTAATGTATTAATCGTATCTTTACGCTCAACACTTTCCTTAATAATTACAATCTCTTGTTCTTTACTCTCAACAATTTTTGATTTCTCTTCAAGACTTTCATTTATTTTTGCAACTTCGTCTGCAGACTTTTTAATATCTGCTTCTAATTGCTTAATTTTTTGATTTTCATTTAAGTGACTTGACGAGAATTCAGTTGCAAAAGTTTCGAATATTTTACGTCCGAAAGAATTTTCTTTTGCGATCTGTATATCTTCTTTAAGTTGATTCATTTCACCTTTAAGATATCCGGTTACTGCTTCATTTACAGCTTTACTTGTGTGCTTAACAAACTTTGATTTTAAGTCATCAAACTTTGCACGGGCTTCTTTGACAAGTCTAACTTTAGTTTCAACAACATCTTGACGATCTTTTTGGAAATCTTGGATTTCTTCACTTAATTGAGCAGTTACAAATTCCTCTAGTTTGTTAACTAGTGACTGTTGATTTGCTCTTTCACTGTGTAGTTCTTTAATTTCTTCGCTAAGTGTTTTGACTAAAAACTTATCAAATGTTCCTGAAGATTCTTGCATTTTTGCAACAAACTTCGCACGATCTTCTGAAATTGCTTTACGCTCTTCAGCGATCTGTGTAAGTTCAGAAGTAAGTCCTTCTGTAACCATTTTATCTAAGGCTTCAACCATTGTAGATTTATCATGCTCATAACGTTTTGCAAACTCCTCGCGAAGTTCTGCAGTGACTTGTGTACGAGTTTCGTTCATTTTTGCTTCCCATTGTTCAGCAATGGCAGAACGAGTTTCCTCATTAACAAGGTCGCTATCAAGCAAAGGTTTAATAGCATCTAGCATATGGATCTCCTAGATCTTTAAGTCCTGAATTAAACGAGTCATTTCGTTTTTCAGATATTTTTGTACTCGAGCATCGCCATTTGCATCGCGAGCCATCTCTAGTACTTTGTGTCCGTTTCGCATGTTTAGTAGTCCTTCGTAAATCGCTACAGGGTATGCATTCGGTGCACTCGGTTGTGCCACAATATCAACTGTGACAATTTCAAAATCAGCAACTTGACCAGTAGATTCTGTTACGTTTCCACTACCCCTGCTACTTACTCCTAAATTTACTCCTCCGTCTATCATAGTTCTCACTAATGATCCCATTGGAGTTTCAAGAATCTTTAATTTACCATACCCATTAGGTCCATCCATCCACATACTTTCAATCATATGTGATACTCGATCTAAGTTAATTTTGAGATCATCTGGGTGGTCAACTTCGCCTAAAACACTATTACCGTTTTTTATTTGCTCGTTGATGGTACTGACGGCAGTTGTAATTTCCTTGACAGGGTAGACACGCTTATTTGCGTTCTCTACCCCACCTTGGATACAAATACCTTTCATGTAGAGATCCTTGCCACCATTCGGCTTTTCCATTGCTTCATAAACAACATTTGCCTCTTTGGAGGTTAGGTTTTCTCTCAAGTATAACATGATTTATGCTTTACTCATTGTTGCACCACGTGTGTCGTGTGCATCTGTTTGTACTGTCGCTTTAGGTGCTGGTGCGCCTTTTTCTTCGCCTGTTGAAATAGCCGCTTTTGCAGTTGAATTTGGCTTGCCACCAGGTATCTTCTGCTGTGTTTTATTGACACTACCTTCTTCGCTAGTAACCGGTGTAGGAGCCTTTTCAGTGTACTCACGTACTACTTCTTCTTCAGTCTCTTCCTCTACAGGCTCAACTGATTCCATTTCCTCTTCTTCACCTTTTTCGTCGCCCATGTCCATTTTGTCCATTTTATCCATGTCCATATCCATGTCGCCGTCTTCAGCATCATCTCCGCCCATTAACTGGTCGAATTCTGCCTTCAATTCCTCTAGTGCGTTTTCAATATCTACAACACGATCTTCAATCTCTTCATCGTCAGCATCTGCTTCCATTGAAAGACCTTGCTCGTCTGCTTCAATATCATTAATAAGATCATCTGATGCATCTCCACCAATTTCGGCTTCGTCAACTTCTGATTCTTCAACTTCGTCTGTTGCTTCATCAACTTCTTCTGCTGATTCTTCAACTTCTTCGTCTTTTGCTTCTTCTACTGCTTCAGCATCTTCTTCTACTTCTGCAGTCTCTTCTACTTGGTCTTCATCTACAAGACCTTCATAGATGTCGCGTGACTTCTCTACTACAATCTCATGGAACAAATCTTTTGCACCTTGCTCATCTTCTGCGATGAACAGTTCAATTAATTGTTCAAATTTGTTATTTTTATCTGACATTCGTCAACTCCTATTATACTTTTTTATGTGAATAGGATATATTCACAAGGCATTTGTAGTTTTATTTAGTTTTAATTTGAAAAGGGGAGTAAAATACGTACTTTTTGGTTCAAAAACTAGACTAATTAGTTTTTTTGCTATTGGGCAGCTGGCGCTGGAGCAAATTGACGTCTTATTTCTTTTATTGATTCTTGATATTCTGTGGACTTTAAATCAGATAGTTTACGTAATTTACTTAACTGTTCAAAAGTAAGTCGTGTTTTACGTGTATCGTCCATGCGTAAAGCAGTATTATCTTGATAAGGTTTTTCTATATCTTCTACAGTTTTTTCTGTACTCATCAATTCTAACAATAACATAAAAGTATTTATTCCGTTCCTATAGGAGTGTTTGCTTGTGTAAGTGGACTATCTGTACCAGTAGCATCTGCCTCTCCAGCGCCTCCTTCTTCACCTGCACCTGCACCTTCTGCGTCATCGCCTACTGGTGCTTCTTCTGGTGGAGCAAATTGATCCATATCTGCATTAATACCTCCTGCAGTGACACCAACACTACGCATACTTGGTAATTCGCTTTCTACACTTACATCTGCATTTTCTTCACGCCATAGTTGACTATTCTCAAGCATCTCTTCTTCACTCATTCCTAAATAACGTCCCATTAAAAAACGTTTACTCATATACGGATAACCTTCTAGTGCTTGAAATGTATTAATTCTTGCTTGATCCATTTCAGTTTCACGGAAACTACTAAAATTTTGTGGCTCATTAAAACGTAAATCAAATGTACCGTTGTCTATTTCTACACCACGCCACTTTAGATACATTTTAAATTCTCTATCAAATGTACTTGCGACTAAACGTTGTAATCTAATACAATATTCGTTAAAACGTTTTTCTTGTATCATTGCAGTACCTACACGACCATCATTGTATGCACCAGGTGCCTCTTCAATGCCTGTTGGTAAGTAACTACTTGGAATACGAAGACCGCGGAATAATTTATTAGTAAAGAATTTTAAATCGTCAATTTCACCTAAGTTTGTACCTCCTGGAAGTGTATCAACCTTTGAACCTCTACCTTCTGCAGTTTGTGGAAAAAAGTAATCTTCATTTGTACTAAGTGGGTTATAAGTTGTATCCATAATGTTTACACCACCACCAGTTTTACTTGGTATACGTCTTTGATGTATTTCA